TGCTGACATTTTACCTTTAGCAATGTTCTTACCATGCCTAGCTTTGAATGATTTACGTTTAGCTTTCATCTTATCACTCTCTCCAGCCTTGGGCTTACCTGCTGTACTTGCACCTTGCTCACCATAACGAATCATCTTAATGGTAGATCCTTCCTTGGCTAATACTACGTGAGACTTAGTAGCATGTTTAGGTGTACGCTTAGGCTTGTTGTAGCCAGCAAAGGTTTCACCTCTGTAGTCTACGCTCATTATGCCTCCAGTGCTTCAATACGAGCAATTAACTCTTGGATTGTTGCGGTTAATAGTGGAACCAATTTGCTTTGGTCAATGCCCTGCATATCAGGCACAGAGCGTGTACCCATGACTGCTGCTTCTGTGTCGGTAGCTGCTGTCACTTCATACTCTTCGTCCATCATGGCGTCTTTAGTGCCTGATACCGCCTCTGGTACAACCTCTGCTAGTTCATGCGCTATAAAGCCATTGACGTTGCCGCCAGCAATCCAATCAAAGTTGCAAGGTTTGAGTAGTTTAGTCTGTGCTGTAGCACCTGACATTGGTGTGACGTTTTCTTTAAGGCGGTAGTCTGATGATGTGTTGTAGGATACCGATGATGAATTAATGACAATATGGCCCGATGTACCATCTGAAGCATTGTGAAATTCAATACCTCTAAAACCATCTGTGCCAATTTGAATCACTGTTGCTGATGCACTAGAATCACCTTTAACACCAAATTTCTCAACACCAGTAGAACGGTTTATTCCAACTTCGCCACTATTATTAATAGTCATAGCATCAATCCAGCTAATCGCTGCGTCTGCTGTGCCTGATGCTGCTACTCTCCAATTATGGTTACCATCGTATTGTTGGTATTGGGACGCGAAGTCAGAATTAACATATTCCCATCGACTATTAACTGAGTCGACGTATGCGTTGCCGTTCAACGAAACAAAACTGTTATCATTTGAGCCAATAACGCATCCTGCTGCGCCAATTTGCATTGCTGGGTAAGTACTAAGCCAAGCCTCTGGCGTTACACCAATACCCACGTTGCCTGTAAACACTGGACTAGCCAAAGGAGCCTTTGCAGCTAACGATAAATCTCTTGCCTTGCTCATTCTACTCTCCTGCTGGCATCAAAGCCTTGAGTGCTGCCGCATCTGAGGCTGCATCCATGCTCACTTGCAATGCTGCATCGGTGGTACGGATGACTGCCCTAGCTGCTTCTGCTGCTGTAGATTCTGCTGGTATGGTTGCTTTGATGTCTAGTGGTGCAAAGGCTGCATTGCGTGATACCCGTCTGGCATCGTGTGCGATTACCTTTGCCTTGGTCATGTCTACAGTAATCATTCGCCTACTCCGTCTGTTAAAGTATCTGCATCAACTACCCACGCATTGCGGAAAGTTCGGTCTGAGGGTACAACATCGTCAGCTACAATCTTGTAAGCCAAACCCGTTGGTACATCTTTAGCGGCTGTCTCTGCGTCACTAAGTGTGCAATTAGCTGCTGGTGTAATTACGCAAACATTTCCGTCTGCTTCTTGGTATATAATTTTCATTAGTTTGTTCCTTAGTTATGGGGCAAATACGATAACTGACACAATAGGGCTGTCAACTTCATTACCATTTTCACCTCTAGTTTCAACTCTGACAGCACTGGTTGCCATGCCGATTATTATGTCAAACCCTCGCACTGCTGCTGCACCATGATTTAAAGATGTAGAGTAGTAAGCACTAGACAGAGAAGTAGTAAAGTTTACTGAATAGTTTCCTGTGTAATGGTCTGTGAGACTTGATACGTTATAACTATTATTTACAGCTATAGAACCTGTTCCGCTAAATTCAGCCCAAGCCTTTGCCAGCCTAGTGCTAGTGTTAGAACTACCAACTGTATCAAAGTTGTCATTCCCTCTTATTATTGATGCCATTAGTTTGTTCCTTTGTTTGTTCCTTTAATTAGAGAATACACATACGGCAATATTTGCGTCAGCATAAGCACCTGACCCATTTATATTTCTCACTTTAACTGAGGTCGTCAGCCAAGTATCAACAAAGGACTCCCCATAATTGTTATCCGATGCAAACGCAGCATATGTATTACTTGACATAGCCGTTGCATAGTTAAATTGAGTAACTCCTGCGCTAATATCTGTAACACTTGACATATTGTAATTAGATACAAGGTCATGTGTACTTCCTTGATTAACTCTAGCCCAAGCCTTTGCCATACGCTTATCTAACGCTGGGATACTAGGCTGAGTTGTTGTGCTTCCGTCTGAGTGGAGGAGCGTGTTTGCTTTGATTGTAGACATTATGATTGGCCTCCTAGTATTACTACATGAACTTCTGGCTCATCTACATTAATATTATTTTCCCTTGTTAAAGCGAATACACTGGTAGTGGATTTATCTGAATGCTGTACTTCGGCTCCTTGTTGACTCCAAGTTACTGTTCGTTGGAAATTTATAAAACCTACATAGTTTGTATTAGCCATAGTTGTTGTAAAATTTAAACGGGTTTTACCTGTCGAAACGTCAGTAATACTAGATATGTTCTCAGAATCTCGTATAGCAATTGTACCTGTACCATTCCAGTTAACCCACGCTGTAGGTATCAACTGCTGACCCTTAACTGTCGGTATGCCACCATCTACCTTCATTAGATCATTTGCTTTGACTGTACTCATAAGACCACCCACGTTGACCCAGAGGCCACTGTAATTACTCTTCCTGCTGCCACAGTAATGGGGCCTACGGACGAACCATTCTCGTTGCCAGTGAAGGTTATGTTTTCATCAATGACTTTGGCATTGGTGCGTATCACGCTGTTGGTTCCTAATGATGGCCCACTTTCTGCTGCTCCAATGGCTTTGAATCGTCCATCGGAGGCTGACTTTGTGTAGTTAAGCGTATCAATTTGAGACTGTGTGTAAGTATTTGAAACACTAAACGTCTTCAAAGATATAACAGTCACTTCATCATTCAATGCCAGTGCAACAGTGAAGGTGACGCTGTTACCATTGGTGGCTGTGAAGTCTGTGGTGTCAGTTAGTAAGATGCCGTTAACGTAGACTTCTACAAAGTTAGGCACATAGCTAAGACCTGTCTTTACTGTCTGTCCTGCTGTGGCTAAGAAGGAGACTTTCTCTTGTGCTTTTAAACTTAGCTTTGCACTTCTGCCTAGATAGCTCATCCTGCGATCTCCATTAATTGCATACTTGTCATAGTGGCGGCTGCCGAAGAAACGTAGTCACCTATTTTCAAAATCGGACCACTACCACCTGATACTGCCACCTGCAAACTGTATGTTATTTCAGAAGTCGTAGAAGGAACATCAACAAAAGAATTTGTAATATTTAAAGTACCCCATGTGCTGCCACTCGCGGTATACATAAATCGGTCAGCCTCCCAAACTACAGTGCTTCCTCGTAAAAGCCTTAACTGTATGTTTGTGGCTGATCCTCTACAAAATCCAGCACCATGAAAACTTATAAGCACTTTGCTAGATGTAGAAGTAGGGGTTATCGTAGTGCCTAAATTAGGAATGCTGGCGTAGGTAGAACTAGTAGTTTCTATATAAGTGTTAGTGCTGCCTTCATTGCTTTTGTACACGACTTGAATTACGGATCCTGCTGGCATATCAGCACCATCAGCTACCCTGTTGATTCCTGCTGCACCCGTTATAGTTGTAGTCATATCTCACTACTCCTATGGCTTTGGTATGGCTACTTTGATTGCAGCAATTGCATCGTGCCATGTGGTCGTTGAGTTGACTAAATCATCAAAACGCATTTCGTCCTGATTCAATTTGTCATATTCTACTTTGCGACTACGTGCGTATGCTGCTGCATCGTAAGCTGCTTGAAGCCGTATGACTTCTGCTGCGATTGCTGCTGCTGTTGGTTCTGTTTGAGAAGAATCTAACCACTCTAAATCAGAGTCCCCACGTAAGACCCACTGGGCGTTTGGAGTTAAAGATTGTAATGCGTCTACTGTGTTCATAACTTGTTATCCTTTAATTTCTGTTACTATAATTGTCTTTTGAAACCTGCCAAGCTCACTGATAGTAATGTTTCCATTAGTGTTGTAGACAGCCATCTGTACCTTGTAAGTTACTGCTGAAGTTGTCGCAGGAGAGTCTATGTCAACATCACTAAAGCTGGTGTAGACATTCGCAACAGCGGTGTAGAGCATATAGTTATCGGCAGGTGTAAATACTGGAGTTGAATCTCTTACAATACGAAAAGAGGCTCCATTATTAGCTGCTGCTAAATATATATTTTGTAGTGAATACTCTACTTTAATTTTTGAAGATGTTGACGTAGGGGTTATTGATACGCTTAAACCCAAATCAACAAAAGTTGCTGTTGTGCTTGCGAATGCTGCTGTGCTTGAGCCTTCAACAACCTGCAATACACTACCACTAGGCATACTAGCGTCAGTCATACCACTCAACTGGTTATTCAATGCTATCGTGCCAGAGCCAGAGCCAGTTTCAAGAACGTCTGTTTTTAGTTTAGATGTCATCCTTGTATCTCCATTACTACAATAGTTCCCAAGCCGCTTTCTGTTTGTGCGCTTATATGTACACCGCCATTAGAGCCTTTGGCTATTTGAGTAAAATAAGTACGAGCTGTAGTGCTTCCACTTGTTTCAATACCCTGCAAATAAAGTGGTGCAAATCTATTAATACCACTACCACCATAGTCGTATGTAAATACATTACCATTGCTAGTGCTTGCCACAGTTGTTATGTCTGACGTTGTGCCACCCTGTGTTTTCACGATTTTCCAGCGTCCAGTTGCGTAGTTAGATGTGTTATAGGTTTGAATCACTTGGTTAACCATTACTATAATTTTACTACTGGCACTTTTAGGAGTAAAAGCCACAGATAAACCTGTGCTTGTGAATGATGTTCCCGAATTAGTGACTGGGGTAGTTGCGGAAGAATCAACCATTTGGATTACACTACCCGTAGGCATCGTCACGCTACCCTGACTATTCAAATCAAGTGTCTTACCTGCTGCAATCTTGATCACCTGCCCTGCTGGTGCTGATAACTCTTTAAGTTCTAATGTACTCATACGATGCTCCAAGTGCCATTTAGAGTCACTGTGTAACCATCAGCAATAGTGATGGGGCCAGCAGACATACCATTGCTTGTTGCAGGTATGGTGATGTTCTCACTAATCGTTAAAGCGTTAGTCCTGATAATACTTGCAGCACCCAAGCTAGGCCCACCAAGAGCAACAGAACTATTAATCTTTGCTGCTGTGACTGAACCATCTTTAAGATCACTTGTCCCTACGGATTCAAATGCGTTGACGTTACCTATGTAAGCCATGTGCTACTCCTTATGCAATCTCTAGTATACTGGCAAATACTTCTAAGTCTCCAGCGACTGAAGATGTAAGTCCAATTATGTCACCAGCTTCTAAGTTGATAGGCTTGTCCATAATTAGTGTAGCGTCTGCTGGCACTGGGACAGTCTTACAGATATGGCGATAGGTTGTACCACCATCCACTGTGACTTCCACTGTTACGTCAGCATCGTTGACACCATCAATGTTAGAGATGTACAAAGCATGGATTACTGATTGTGTACTGGATGGTGCTGTGTATAACGTAGTGCGTGATGTGCCTATAGCAACACCAGCGTTCTTAAATGTATTAGCCATTTGGTTAGCCTCCCAAGGCGATTGCCATTGCTACCGAAGTACCAATAGGATCAAAGACGTTAGATAAATTGTTTACTGTATTAGTAGTGGACGTAAGTACACCATCACGAACACCAACGTCTACCCCATCAAAGGTACTGTTAGTAGTGATTGCTCCTGTCATTGCACCGCCAGCTAAGGGTAGCTTGTTCGCTGCTGCTGCCGCACTGTTGGCTGCGTTAGTGGCTGATGTAGCTGCTTCACTTGCTTTAGTGGTTGCAGTGGATGCACTACCAGAAGCGCCTGACGCACTTGATGCTGCTGCTGTGGCTGAGTTAGCACTAGCAGTGGCAGAGTTGGCTGAGTTGGTAGCTGATGTAGCTGCCTCACTCGCCTTAGTTGTAGCTGTCCCTGCACTGGTACTTGCTTCTGACGCTTTAGTGGTTGCAGTGGATGCTGAGTTAGCTGAAGCAGTGGCACTGTTGGCTGCTGCTGTGGCTGAGTTAGCTGCTGCGGTCTGTGCATTACTTGCTGTAGTAGCTGACCCTGCACTAGCTGTTGCACTGTTGGCTGAGTTGGTAGCTGATGTAGCTGCTTCCCCTGCCTTAGTGGTTGCTATGGTTGCCTGAGCAGCAGATGTATCTTTACTTGTTGATGCTGCTGTAGCTGAGTTAGCTGCTGCTGTGGCACTATTGGCTGCTGCTGTAGCTGATGTACCAGCACCAGATGCAGAGGAGGAGGCTGCGGTTGCACTGTTAGCACTAGCTGTAGCGGACGCTGCCGCCTGTTCAGATTTAAGTGTTACTTCTGTAATGGTAGCATCAGTGTTGGAGTCACCAGTACCGCCTACTCCTCTGTAAATACCCATAGTTTATTCCTTAGTATTTCTTATTACGCTTTCTTACGACACTACCACCTTTGTTTAAAACAGGTTCTTCATTCCGTTTCTTTACAACACTGCCACCTTTGTTTACATTAACCTCAGAACCTCTAGCTTGTTTCTTACTTGATGCTTGAGATACATCTATTTTTTTAATTTTAGCTGACTTATAAGGAGTAGTCTTAGCAGTGCTTTTAATTATACCTGTACCTTTACCTTTAGGCTTATCAAGAGCAACAGCTTCTGCGTACATATCAGGCCCACGCTTCTTCTTAGCAGCTTTTTGACGTACTACACCTGTCTTACTTTTCACAGTCTTGCCATCTTTAGTTCTAACAGGAGTACCTTTAGAATCTTTAGATATTTGATTAAGTTTATATTGTAGCTTACCTATTGTCTGCATAGACTTACCAGCTTTCTTAGCTGCTGCAATCTCTGCTTTTAATTTCTTTTTCATCGCAAATGTAGACATGATCTTCCCTTTAATAAAAGAAAGGGACTACCTAGATTATACTAAGTAGTCCCTGAGTGATGGCTAAGAAGCCATGGTACTACCCAAGAAGGGCAATAGCGACTGCTGAAGTATCACGTAGTACACCAGTACCATAGATAGTATCACTGGTAAATAGATCAGCCAAGAACTCTTGCTTGTACTGAGTCTGTGAACGAACAGCCATTTGCTCAAGAAGGACAAAAGCATCCTTATGCATAAGCATACCTATCTTAGCAGAACTATCAACTGGACAGTTGTTACTAATATAAACATCGATACCATACAAGTTGCCAATCTTACCATTAACGACAGTGTTACCAGTAACAAAATCAGAAGAGGTATAACGCTCAATACCCATGATAGAGTTACGAGCAGAAGGTGGAAGAACTAAAGAACGTCCGTCCATTGGTACATCTGCATCATCTAACATCTGAATTAAGTTACGGAAACCAGCATCGTTAAAGGCTAAAGCACCAGAACCAGCATAGTCTGTCAAATCACCATTAGCAGCGATCTTCTGAGCCTTAGCCCAGCTAGAACCATTACCGCCATTAGCAGACTTACCTAACAAGAATAGATCGTCTTCAACTTTCTTAGCTAAAGCATAACCAGCATCACCAGTGTAGAACTTACGCATAGAAGCCTGAGCTTGAATGTCAGTAATATCTTCGATCATGCGAGAGTATTCAAAGTGCTTGTTGATGCTTAGAGCCAACTGAGTAGCAGTCTCGTTCTGAATAGTAACTGCTGTGTTAGCAGTTTTAGCAACGGCAGCACCACGGGTAGGCTTAGGGATAAAAACTGTATCACCTTTCTTACCTTGCATTGCCATCTTGTTTACTAGGTTTGCAATAACCAATTCCTTTTTATAAGCAGCGATGATTTCATCACTCCAAATCTCAGGGATAAAG